AATTTTTTATTCAATGCTTCAGCTAATTCGCTGGCTAGCTCATCGGCTTGTTCTTGTTTTGTTTTAGCCATTTTTATAATTTATTATTTTCAGATCTACACTATATAATGCAGTAATTTACCAGTATACCGGTGATAAAAAGGATGATCTGGCTTTTATTTATATTACTGCCAGATCATCCTCTACAATAGTATAAGACTAGATATTAGCCTTATATAATTAACAATTATGAATTAAATAGTTCATCAAATGCGGCAGATACATCATCTACTTTAGCCACATTGGTCGGTTCTGCGGTACGCTTTTTATTATCTGCGGTAACGGTGGCATTAGCATCCTCCGGTGACTCTGATGGATTCAACCAATCGTGTAGTGCTTTTTCCAATTCCTCATATGACGGCTCTTTAAATACATCCTCAATTTTCGGTTGGCGGGTGGCCACCAATTGGGCAATATTACGATCTTCTGTCAAAGGAGTCGCGTTAGGTTTAATGCGAATAGTCGTCTTAGGATATGTACCTTCTTTGTCTGACGGACTAAATTCAATTACAATATCACGGCCATGTATCGGGTCTGTGATATCACCGTAATCCGGATCAGCTATGAAACCAAGCAGTTCAGTGTATACAGATTTACCGAATCCCCAAAATTTAACTCCCTCAGATTCTTTACCGCGTACTATAATAGGAAGATGGACACGCATTTTCGGTTCCATTTTTTTACCAAGACGCCATTCGTCTGAATTACCGGATGATTTAAGCTTATCGCAGAATTCCACAACGGGATCAGGTCGGCCGTATGTAATAGGCGAAGTATACATTCTCTTACCTAGATCATAATGAAAATACATCTCAAGAAATGGATTTTCTTTATTATACTGGTATGGTACTATACGTATTTGCTGTTTACCGGCCTCAGGCTTCCATATATTATTTTGTTTGGTTGTTTGATTTTGAAGTTTATCAAGCTTACTTCTAATTTCATCGAGATTAATTGCCATTTGTTATTTGTTTAATTGTTAATGGTTAATAGTTAATTGATAATGCTAATATATATACTTTTTTTCATACTTCCAAATGATTTAAAAAAAAGTAAAAAAAAAGTTAGCTGTATATGAGCGTGTTAATTTACCTTATAGGTAACGTAAAACCATATCATCATATAGTAATTTTACTAAATAATCGTAGTTTTATATGTTTAAGCGTATCATCGACTGTCAATAACAATGAATTTTTGTACTGATACCAATCTATCATGAATCGATGATCTAGTATACCATTGTTAGCGTCCTTAACCACCTTATTCAATGCGTTTACTGTATATAAAGTATTGGTTTCTTTTTTACGATGTATTGATATGGTGTTATTAATACGATTAGGTTGATTATTTTCTATATTAAATGTGATATATAAATCATCTGGGGTATCTGCATTACTGAACACAAACAATCTATTCTCTGGTATTATGTAAGAGGCCGTGACATAATCTATAATGATATTTAAATCATTGCGATGTGCAAATGTACATAGCAGTTGTGGCCCCACGCATTATCCCTGTTCTTGTAAATATGGATATTTTTGTGATGATGGTGCACTTTTAAGTACAAACCGGTATCTGCCCTGTGATAACGTTTCAATAGAGAACATCTCAGGTTTACCTAAATGTGGTTTAGGATTTCTATAATTAAAGTAGATTAGCCCTAAAATATCATTAAAAAAGCTGTCTTTAATCTTATTTAGCTCAAAAATATATTGTTGCGGATTCTTAATGAATTCATTTCGCATAACACGATTGAACCAAATCTGAATATTTGTATTGATATTGTCTATAGGATCCCCGACGGATAACATTACTGTATCTTTATTACCGGAAGACGTTTTTATTGCTTCGGCATCCTCATCAGATATCCAGAATGACTGATCCTGATCAGTAGCCGTGATTGTTAATCTTGTATCTTTTATATTTATATCTAAGTTTGTTTTATAAAATATATTATGTAGTTCATTGAATCCTTCATACCAATTATGTAATGCAGTCTTTTTCCATTCATTCGCTGATAGTATGTTTTTATTATCGATACTTTCTATGAACCGAGTTTCAAATATTTTAATTAATTCTTTTAAGTCTTCCGCAGATTCCGGATCGACCATATTCTTTAAACTCTGATATGGATCCCCGATATCGGATAAAGGAATTACTATTTCATTATAAAACTTCTGAATCTTGGTAGTTAACTCGAATTTATTAGCACTACCTACTTTGGCCGGATCAAATTTACCTGAGTCTAATTCTTTAACTTCCCATTCACCGGTCGGCATAACAATATCATGCTGGGCGGTACCGCCTGGGCGCGAATCCTTTACTGCTAATAATATCGATACCTCACCATTACCCATACCGCCTCGGGCGCCGCCGATATTTACTAAGAAGAATTTCTTAAACGCTTGCCATCCCGAACTTATATACGAATCAATAGTATGTACTCTGAAATTTTTATTGAATTCTTCTTTTTCTTGCTCTGATAATTTATTATATTCGCTGATAATTTGTATATTTACATCTTGTGGTAATCCAATAGATTTAATGTTATCAATAACATATATCTCACTAACAGGATCTGCTTCATTAATCAGCCCCGCAGCTTCTGGAATCCGTTTCCGTATAGAGTTATCATGTTCAGCAATTACATCTGCTAATACTGTTAATTCTGATTCTGAATAAGGGGCTTCTGCATATCCTTTTGGTAGTCGGTAAAACCACTCACGTATAATCTCATTATTAATGTTCATTTAGTAACAATTACCGTTTTTTTATTATAAATATATTGTGCTGGCGATTGATACTGTTAAAACGGTTAAATTACTTTAGCTGTCACATCAATCATGTCATGTAAATTTGCACCGGCACGTATTTTTACGGGTAAATCATTATGATTACTCATGGCATCGCATAATTGTAGTATACATTGTTTACCATCCATTATATCATAATCAAACAATAACGAATCGTATGTGTATAATATTAGTTTAGTGTTATAATCACGTAATACATTATGTACAGCTTCAATTGAAGTAATACTATATTCCGTTTCAGTAGCCTGTAAATAATAGTTAAACAATTTACTAGCGGTCATACCGTGATTACAGTCTTTCCATATTCTACGCCCAAATAACGGCGTCGCTATATATCCATTAGATTGATATGCCTTATATAACTCGTCAATAAATTGATTTACACACTGAAAGAACTTTATGTGACTATATTGTGGCTCTATATGGCCGTAGATTTGTCGAAATGTAATTTGCTTGGATTCTTCATACTGTGCCGCGGTCAATGTTTCACATTGAAAATAATATCTGCCAAAATAATGATGTATGGATTCTTTTGGTAAATCGTATCCTATAATACGTGATATTAATCTTAAATGATAACTATCATAGTCCATTTCTATTAACATGCCGGCCGGGAATCTAGATATAAATGATTTACGTGTACCATCCTCTTTTTTTAGCGCGGCATAATTAACGCCACCAAATTTATTACTAGGCCGGCCGGTGGCAGTATATATATTGTATTCGGTATAGGCTGTATTGCGTTGTAAATTATTAGTATTAAATGATTGCAAGAATTGATCATAATTCACACGTAACCCATTTTGTTCAATGGCATAAAGATTGTCTATTACTAAATGGTCATAAGTTGCAAAATTATCATTAAATGTAAATGACCGATAACATGCTAAGAATTTATCAGCGATCCGTGAACAGCGGTCATAATGCTGTGTTATTGGTATAATATCGTTGATATTGGTTTCATTGTAATACCATTTTGCAAAACAATTATGCGCCATGGTATCAATATCTTCAAGGTCAAGTGGTTGATTGGTTTGCCAATAACAAACTAAATCCGCATCATAAACTGTATTAGAGAAGAAATGCAAGAATCGTTTTTTATTGAGTACATAGATCTTATATGTACTGCGAAGTTCCTGCAGATGTTCGTATTCCAGGCATATACAATCTTTATGATTGAATGGTATTATCCATTGATCCCCCGTATCAATTAAATGTATAAATATAAATGATATACGGTTGTTAATATAATGCCGATATTGGTCTGAGTATATCGGAACCCATATGGAATCGGTTTGCTGTAAACATGCTTTAAGAGTTTCGAACTCATATATATTTTCAACTAATCTCACGCACTAAAATTAAGAAAAATTTTGCAATCTACCAAATTCAAGTAGGTCAGATAAAAAATTTTCTATGCCTGGTAGTGTACGCGAAGCTGCAGCTAACGCTGCCCGGTTGGCTTGTTTGATCTGTGATTCGGTACCTATTAATTGCCATGGCACGCGTACGATGTTATATAATGGATTGTTATTGAAATCGGAAGCACTGGCCGGATCTATTTCATATATTAAATGTGGTTCATTACGCTTTTGTATGATAACTCTATTAATATAAGTATTTTGATAATCGCGTTCGTTCGGTATCGGAAAAAATGTTTGCGGCGATGCTGCTATTTCATAGGTATTACCAGTGGCCCTGTTATATGCTTTAACTATAGGCGAATTTAGGCCGGCCGGTACAAACGTTAAACGATATTCTGGTCGTGTACTAACATCTGCATTACTTTCATATGCTTGCCCACGTAATATAAAATATGGGCCAATATACTCTTTAGTAGTCTCAGTGTTAATGAATTCGCCTGGCTGGGCGTATCCATATTTTATATTACTTTTCCAGCGTGACATTATGATATCTGGTCTCTACCGTAGTATTTAATACCTGTTTTTTCGTCGACTGGTACCACACGGGCTAATAGGCCTAAGGTAGTAGTCCATTGATATTGTGTATCTTTTGCACTCGATTTAATATCATGTGTTATTTTATTGATACTAAATAATGTATTGCTCGGCGCGGTTGATGGAATCGGGTCAATTGCCAAAGCATGCCCCCAGACCCATCCATTAATACCAAAGGATTTCATAGTCAACGTAAGCGAAGTTTGTATATTTTTATTGGCTAATGCATCTTTTACTAAAGTATTTTTTTGTTTCTCGCCAGATGTAGTAACATGCTGTTTAAATAGTTCACTCATGATTTCCTGCATACGAGTTGAATCTTGTGTACGAGTGTCACTTACTGCCCACCCTTTTATTAACTTATTATTCTCCTTGATTAGTTTTGTCTAGTCAATCTTAGACGTATGTCTT